CATAGGCTCAGCATCTTTCAGCATGTTAACCAAGTGGTATGAATCCACATGGGAACTTGCGTTGTAAGCGGTATCTCTGAGGAATATACCATTGTTTAAAACTGGAGTTGCCATTATTTATTTGTTTTTGTTTGTTACTATTTAAAATCTCTTAAACAGATTATTCTGTCTTGGGAGGGTTCTTTGTGTTTGTCTGTTTGGAGAAGCTGTTCTTCTATCTTCCTCATGGTCATCTTGACTTGATGAAAGTTTTCTAGACTCCTCTGTTTTTAATTTTCTTACTGTTTCTTCTACAGCTCTTTTAGATCCTTGATCTCTTACTTTGTTTTTGTATCCATCTGGATCTGCAAGTAACCAAAGTGCTTCTGCAATCAGATCATGTCTTGGTTCTACAAACTGATACTTCTCTAACAAGTGTCCTAACATGTTTGTAGGTTTACCAGAAATTGAAGGATAGTTTGGTTGAACTAAACCTGAAAAAAGTAAACTCTGTGTCTTCTTATCAAGTTTGATACCACCTAAGTCACCACCTTGCAATGTACTGAATACATTATCTTGGTATGCTTTTGCTGCTTGTGCTTGTTGTTGTTTCTTTCCTTCTTGCTCTGCAAGTTGTCTTTGCACAATCTCATTTTGCATTTTGTCTAACTTTGGTTTAAACTGAAAAGCTTTTTGTTCCAGTCTATCTAAGTCTAACAAGTCTTGGATTTCATTTTCAATTTCTTCCGGTGAACCAAAACCAGTAGCATAATAATACTGTCTTGCAATCTCTGCTTGATCTCTCTCATCTGAAGGATCAAGTTGTCTCATTTCTTCCACTTGTGCAAGTGTTCTAAATAATCCTTTCAAGTCTTGACCACCATCTGCTACATACTTAGCAGCATATTGTAGTTCTTCTGGCAATGCTTGAAAGAACTCTTGAGGCACAGATTCCTTAACTTGATTCTCTCTTTCAGACATATTAGCTTCAAAGAGTTCTCTAAATTCTTTTGTTGTATATTCCTCTAAAGGTTTATCATCATCAAAAGGAATTAAGCTACCTTCCTCAATCATTTTAGATGCTAACTCATATAAACCAGATTTATCAACCTTTGGTCTACCTTTATTACCTGCATCCTCTTCTTGAGAAATTAAACTGTCAAGTTCAGCAATTGCTTCTTCAACTTCTTCTTTCTTTTCTCGGGCTTCTTCTCTTTCTTGAGGAGTAGCCTTTGTGTTGTCAAGGAACGTAACATCTATATTTTCTTTTGAAAACATAGACTTTGGTTTTTCTTCTTCACCATCTGAAGGAAGCATAATACTTTCTGCACCTGGTGTTCCAAAAATCTCATCAATATTAATGTCTACTTGACCCACCGTTGTGGTATCTAATACCTGAGCATCATCAGGATTTTTTGTTGTATCTGTCATCTTGGTTGGTTTTTGATATACTTCAATATAATAAATAAACTTGAGAAATTTAAAAGGGTATTATAAGTTTTTAGCACTATATAGCTAACCTACTTTTTCTTTTTTACCTCACCGCCTTTATCATACTTATTTTTATTAACTCTTGCTATTTCTAGTTGTTTATCTGCTATATCTCTTTGAGCATTGAGTTTCTCTCTTTCAAGATCTATTTTGTTATTATCAATGATCATTCTGTTAGCATCCTTTTCTCTTTGCAAATCAGTTTGAGTTTGATACTGTTCAGTTTGTCTAAGATCTTTCATAGCATCTTGGTAGTCAGAGATTTCATTCTTGTTGATATCTTCCATAGCTCCATAACCGGCAGATCTAATTTCAGCAATAAGGATCTCAGTTTGTCTATCTTTTTCTTTCTGTGCTTCTTCATACTCTCTCTTCATTCTGTTTTCATCAGATTGAGCTTTAAGTTGTTGTTCTTGCATTTGTTGTGCTGATTGTTGTTCTTGTTGTTTTTCTTGCTGTTGTTTGAACTCAGCATTTTTAAGAACAGTATTAAGTTCAGCAATTGATTCAGATTGATAGATTTTACCTAAGTCATATATAGAGGCTCCGGTAGTATTATTATTCATAGCCATTTGTTTCAACTGTTCAAGAATTGCTCTATGGTTTGCAGTTGTGCTACAGAATATATTAAGATCTCTCATTAAAAGATCTGTGCCATTAATTTCAAAGTTTACTTTCTCATCTGCAGAAGTAATATAACTTAATCTTGAAGATGGTTTAGTAGAGTGATAGTATTGTGCTAGATCAGTACGCATTTGGTGTACTCTAGGCATTAGATAATCACAGTGCTGGATGAAGAACACCTCTGTCTGTGCGTAAGACGCTGCAGCAGCTTGTTCTACCCCTGTAGCGGTCATCTGAGATAACTGTTGTCCCATCCTTTGTGGATTAACACCAATTACTTCATAAGCTTGTTGTTTAAAGTGGTTAGCAAGATTAACTCTTGACATCAATCTTTCTGTCTGAGATAGATCTAATTTCTGGAAATGATTAAAGTTTAATGCATTCTCAGTGTTTGTAATAGATGTATCTAATGGTAACATGTTGAAATTCTTCATTGCAACATATGCTTTAGCCAAGTTACCTTTCCCCCAGTCTTCTCCTAATGAGTGTCTTGGTAAAGTATTCTGGTCTAACATAATGATGGTACCTAACTCATCTACTAAGATATCTGCAATCTGGTTATTTACAATATTGTATCCAATCTGATATGGTTTCATTAAATCAAGTAGAGCAGTAGACTTAGTATTTCTATCTGAGAATACAGCACCTTCTACAGGAAGTTTACAACCATACAAAGTTGAGTCACCTTTAAATTGGAATTTAAGTGGACCAATATGATTTCTATCTACACCAATATACATTGGAGTGAATCCACCAGGGTTATTCATACCCCAGAATGAAGGAATGTTTGGTCCAATTTTTACACCACCCCATACTTCATTAATCCAAATCCAGTCAATGTGCTCACCATAGATAAGATTATCTTTAGTTTTATTCTTGTCTAATCTAGTATCATAGATTGGCTTAATTGTAGTTTTATAGTCTTCGTCTACAATTGCCATACTTACTTCACCTTCATCACTTACTGTAATTAAGTGTCCTACTTTTCTTTGTGATTTCCAATAGATTGTAGACACACGTAATAAGTATGCAGTACCTTGATCATAGTAATCTTCTCCTTCAGATAAAATCTGAGTAATAATATCACCACCTTCTAATACAGAACCACCCATTGCTGTAGTATACTGTCTGTATGCTAATGAAGGCATGTTGACATTCCAGTCATGTGATTTAGTTCCGTCATAGAATGTACCATCATTTTGATAACCACCAATAGTATAACCAGCAGATCTAATTGGATATACAGCTTCTAATGCAGCAAGTTGTTCTTCCATCATTAAGTAACCATACTTATCAATAACATCTGATGGAGTCATCATATCTGTTTTTCCAACCCAGTTAGCTTGAGAAATATATCTTGCATCCGGAGACTTGTGATAGAATGTAATTGCTGGATTCCAAAGTTCTACTTCATAATCATCTTCCATCATTCTCATGTGCCAGAACTCACGGTCTGTGATTAACATATCACGGAAACCTCTTTCTTCTAACTCATGCATTCTAAATCTTTCAACATCCACTTGATGCTGATGAGTTGCCCATTCTTCAATCATAGATCTATAATCTTTTCTGAAGAACATTTCAATTTCTGGAAGTGATTTTAATTTTTCTGGAGATGTCTCTTGTTGAAACTCTTCAGATGCAGGATCTAATCCTTGATCCATTAATGCAGATGCAATTTTCATTCTGGCATCATCCATCAATGTGTCTTCTACCATCTTTCTTTTTTGCTCAAGCATTTCATTATATGAAAGCTCATCTACTGCACGGTAAGTAAGTTTAGTTGATCTCTTAGCAAATTCAGCTACAAGAACATTAATAACATTTGGAATAATAGGATAGAACTTAAGTTCTAATGCTGACATATCTTCTTTTGTAAGAACCTCAACTATATCTCTATATTCATTATTATCTTCAACTATATAATCAGACTTGTCAATAATACCTTTGGCAAGTTTGTAGTTTTTCATAATTCTGCGAGCATTTCTGCGGAGTTGTTTTAATCCTTGCCATTCAACCCAGTCTAAATTCCATGCTGCCCATTTATCATCCTTATCTTTTTTAGGAATAAACTGGAGTGGCTGGGTAATACTACCCAGCCTATTACTATCTACCTTAGCACCATTTTTTGCTTGTAAAGCATTGATTACTTTCATAGTACTTATTTAAAATTTCTGAATGCTGATTTCTTAAAACCAGAATTTCTAAAGTTATTATTACCTATATTGCGAAAAGGACTTCTATTTAATTTAAACAAATTTTCTGACTTTTGCAAGTTTTTAGCTGCATCATCCATGATAACTCTTTTAGCATATCCTCTATTTGCTTGTTGTATTCTCATAAATGCAACCAATGCACAGAAAGAAACTAGTCTATCCACATTGACTCCTGGTGCATACTCCCTCATTTCTGTAAGCAGCATAGGATCTGGAATCCTTTCTATACCGTACTTTGTACGTACAATTGTACCATCTGCTTTTGTTTCTACATCTATTTCTTCTTTAGTATACTCAATTGCATAGTTAAGGAGGTGTTGTTTAAACAATGTACCAGTATTTTTCCAACCATACTCCTGGAAGACGTTAGCATTTGAGCCAAGATCTTTAAGGAACATAATCTGACTCTTAGGTACTAGGAATCTTTGTTTCTTTCTAGATATCATATACTGGATAAATAATGAGATGTTATTCTCAATAAGTGTCCAGGCATTATACCATTCTATAATTAACTCCAATCTCTGGTGTGTTTTATTCAAGTCATCAAACCTACCACACCAAGTAGCTACTATCTTATCTGGTTCTATGTATGTTTCTGTTTCTGTACCGGTTACTTTAGTGACTTCTACAGGAGCCTTCATTACATAGATAGAACATAGTGATTCAGATGTAGTTGTTTTACCTTCTGACACAGGGTCAATGGACGCATAATACTGACCAAAGGTTGGGTCTTTGATTGGTCTTTCCCATACTACAAGACATCCTGTTTTATCTTCAGTCTTCTTAGTAATAGGGAATTCTTTAATTGGTTGTTTATTAGATGGTTTAACAGTTGGTTTACCATTCTCATCTGTACTAATATCTAAGAACTCATAACCATATTCTTTCTCTTCAATTCTTCTACTTTGAGCAGCAATAAGATGTGGAGGAAATACAGATACACTTCTATGTGCAAATGCTTCTTCAATATTTCTAGGGTGCTGA